CCCGTATATACCTTCGAGGTTAAGTACGACGAGAAAGCGTATTGGTGGGCAAATAAACGAGGAACCCCGGATAACCCGAATCTTTATATTGAGTACCGCAATACCAATAGAAACGAGGATTCCGGTATATTGATGAGCAAAGCGGACTTCTACGTTTATATTATCAAGGCACAAACCGATATTGCTTATTTATTTAATACCGACAAACTACGAACGCACCTAACAAGTGCCAGTTACAAGAGCGTTGGGAATAGCGCAACCGGAGACGATAACGCTATGGGCTGGATTCCCTCGCTTGCCGTTCTTATGCAAACCAATTCATTCATTAAACAAATAGAGCTTTATGCCCTTACCTAAACCAAAATCCGGAGAAAAACAAAAGGAGTTTATTCAGCGTTGCGTTACGGATAACACAATGGCCAAGGAATTTCCCCAACAAGACCAAAGGGTAGCGGTATGCTATCAGCAATGGAAAGAAAAGTAGAGCTTCGGCTCTATTTTTTTTGCCCTGATGTTTGGTGTATTGTTTTTTTTTATATGTTTGTCGAAACAAAACACCTAAAACAATGAATCAGAAACTGCAAGACCTCATCATTAACATAACCGTTCCGCTTGCGTGGATGGCTATTGTTACGGCATTCTTATTTTGTGCAATCCTGCTTCCGCAGATTTTTATCTATGCGGTATGCAAGTAACATACATTGATTTATTGGAAACTGCGGCTGACCAGAACGTCGGCCCAGAGGATAACTTTGATACGTTAATTGCTTTCCACGAAGCGTTTGCTGCTTGGGCACGATTCAAGAACGTAGACGAGTTCTACGACTGGCGGTTAGAGTTGGACGGCGCATACGAGCAAGGCCCCGACGGGCTTGCTTATTACGGTGGATTTATCCAAGAGCCAAGAGAAATAGACTTCCCAGAAGGGTTTAGTATTGCTCCTCTGTACCTCCGTGCGGAATCCCACTGCGAATACCTTGCGTGGTAAATTTTAACTATCTAAACTTTTAATTATGACTACGGTAGAATATATGCGCCTGCTTATCAAGCAGTACGGTAGCGACATTCCACAAGAGGAAATGGACAAGGCAGTTAATTACGAATCGATGCTTCTGGATATTGCCTTTAACAAGGGCAGTATGGCAGCACACGATAAAATCAGAAAGATGCTATGAAAATTATTGAACTATTGGACGGTAGCACCTGGGATAGGGATACCATCTTAGAAAAGATGAAGGATGATTCGTTTTACTACGGGCACCTTGCAAAACACGCATTATCCTCGTCCGCTTGTAAGCTATTGCTATCCTCACCCAAAACGTACCACTACGTTACCAAGTACGGGCAAGACGAATCCGATGCTTTCACGGTAGGGCGATTGGTTCACCTTATGGCGTTAGAACCAAACCGAATGCAGGAGTACGACATTATCGACGTACAGAGCAAGAATACCAATATGTGGAAGGATGCAAAAGCAAGAGGCGGCCAAATCATTACCAAAAAGGAATACAACGAAGCCAGAAGGATTGCCGATGCCTTACTACGCAACGAACACGTCCTTGGGTATATTCAAGGTTGCGAGTTTGAGGTTCCTGCCGTTGGTGTTATTGAGGGATTGCCCTTCCGTGCTAAGGCGGATATTTTAGGTAACAACTTTATTGCAGATTTGAAGACCACAACTGACCTTCGTGCCTTCCCTTTTTCAGCACGAAAGTATTTTTATGATATGCAAGCGTTTATCTACACCCGCTTATTCGGAGTGCCGATTGATAAGTTTATCTTTATTGCCATCGACAAGGCGTCCCTTGATATTGGAATCTACACCGTCTCTCCAGAGTTCGTAGCGGAAGGTGAGCGCAAGGCGCAAGAAGCGATTAAACTGTACAAAGAGTTCTTTATGGGAAAAGACAACCCAGAGCTTGACAACTATACCATTATCGGTCAACTTTAACCTTTACAAAATGGATAAAACAATTAGAGACGTTATTATTTTATGCGTATTGTGCGTTACGCTTGGGTGCTTAGTCGGGTTTTATTTTTACGAATATATTTAAGCAATGACCGATATTACTAAATGCACGGGCGAAGGGTGCGAACTAAAAGAAACTTGCTACCGTTACACTGCCCCTATGGGAATGTATCAATCTATGTTTGTTGAAGTACCTATTAAGGATGGCAAGTGCGAATACCAGTGGAACATTAACACCAAAGAGAAATAAACAAATAGTCAGGTGGCGGAATGGTAGACGCATCAAATTAGGTTACTGCGTGAAATACTTTCTAATTTGATTATACAGTGCAGCAGTTTAAATACTGAGTATTGCTGGTTCAAATCCAGCCCTGACTACAAAACCTTTAACACCAACGAGAGATGAAAACACTAACATTCAAAATTGCAGACCGTCTGGACGAATTAGCTGGAGAATGGTCTAAACACACCCCACAATGCGAGGCATTGATGATGGCAGCAAAAGAGGTTGCGACATTTGAGCAAGAGGAAAAAGACCGAATGGTTGACTTCGCATACAAATACGGGGACTTGACACTTCGCCAGATTTCAGATGCTTTTGATAATGAGTACAAAAACGAGAAATGAAAATAGACCATATCGCACACTTCTGGGCTGGGATGGCAATCCTTGCCGTTACGGGTAGCTGGCCAATTCTTATCGCAGCAGCATTCGGCAGAGAATTAAAAGGAATCTTATTGGACAAACGTACTGACTACAAGGATAGCATTTGGGACGTTGTGTACACTTTAGTTGGCGGAGTAGCTGCAATGGTAGGTAAATTATTCTTTACCTTATGAAAGCAGTATTGGAGTTCACACTCCCAGACGAGGAAACGGAGTTTATGGAAGCCGTCAACGGAGGGATGTTTAAGCACGTCCTTTGGCAGTTAGACCAAAAGCTACGAGGCAACTTAAAATACGAAGAACTTCCAGACGTTGAATACAAATGCTACGAAACGATACGGAAAGATTTGTATCGGCTACTTAATGCCAATAATTTGACAATAGAATGAAAACCCAAATCCAAGAGCTGATTGCCCTTTATCATTTGCTCGACGAAATCACTCAAATAATCGAATCGGAGAATAGCGGTTTATCAGCGGAGCAAAGGTTGGGCGAGATTGAAATCACAATAAAAAACTATTTCAAAGAATGAAAGACCAGTTTATGCGGATAGCAATGGCTCGCTTAAAGTCCATCTATCCTTTCAAACCACAACGCAGAGCAGTTGCTGCAAAGATGTGGGTTAAGTTCTTGGAACGGCAATGAGGAACCACACTAAGGTTTACCTAAAGGCAATGGGGTTATCCGCTGTGGAATTTATCCCTTGCGAGGTTTGCAATCGTAGAGCTGTTGACATTCACCATATCGAACCACGTGGTATGGGTGGCAGTAAACTTATGGACACTCCAGAGAACTTAATGGCGTTGTGCCGGGAGTGCCACCACGAAGCCGACTTTGGTGTTGAACTATCCAAGGACTTCTTAAAAGCTGTACACCTAAAAAAGCTCAATAAATGATTCATATCATTACTCCCTGCTCACGCCCGGAGAATCTTTCAACAATTAAACAAACCATCCCGGAAGATTGCAGCTGGACGGTGGTGGTTGACGAGAAAGCAGCAGGCAATTTCCCAAACGGAATTACTTACCTACGTCCTAACGTATCCGGTAGTTGGGGGCATCCACTTCGGAACGTAGGTATGGAGTTTATATTGGCTCTAAAGGCCAAAAGAGGCGATTACATATACTTTCTCGACGATGACAATATAATTCACCCGGATTGGTACGAAGCCGTTAAAAACGAGTTTTATCCAGTTATCACCTGGGGGCAAGTATTTAAGAATGGCCACCCAAGATTACACCCGACTAAAGAGCCACGGGTAGGTACAATCGATACTGCCTCGTTTATGGTACGTTGCGATGCAATCGGAGAAGCAAGATTCGGAACCGAATACGAAGCAGATGGCCTATTCGCTCAACAAATGGCTAAGTGGAATGTAAACACGCTCGATGCCTACCTTTGTTACTATAACTATTTGAAATGAAAGTCCTTTGCATTGGTGACCCGGATTCCGGGGTGGTGTACCACCGTATTTACAAGCCCTTTACTCTGTTAAAGGAGAAAGGGCTTTTAGACTTTCAGATAATCAATTACAAGCATCCAATACCCGAAGCCGATTGGGAGGACGTTACCCACGTTATCTTTTCCCGTGCGCTGCCGTTTACCGGCGAATCCTTTTCTAACTTCTTTGCTATCTGTAAAGCGCTGGGCAAGAAGGTTATTATTGATAACGACGATTGGTGGCACCTGGCATTAGACCACCCAAGCAAACCAACATACGACAAAGCAAACCTATCAGGACGAATTGTAAACTCTATGTACTTCGCTGACGAGGTATGGACTACCCAAAAGTATTTAGCCGATAAAATCAAGAAGGTAAACCGTAACGTACATATCATCCCAAACGGATTAGACCCTTCCGACCCGCAATGGCAAATCACCCGCCAAGAAGCAGATGAAGTACGGTTCGGTTACGTGGCCGGTATATCCCACTTGCCAGACCTTGTGCAAAACAAGATAGACCTTTCACCTTACGAATCCTATGTAGCTGACATTGGTGGATACCCACAAGCTGCAAAAGCAAGATTCGCATTAGAAACAAGACCACCAAACGAATACGGCCAATTATACCAAGCGTTTGATGTTGCAATATCCCCATTGCTGCCAAGTGAGTTCAATCGCTGCAAATCAAACCTAAAGATGGTAGAAGCAGGGTTCGCTGGTTGTGCGTTAATTGTAAGTGATGTTGCACCATACTCAAAACACCTAACCGATAAGAACTGTATAGCCGTAAAACATAACGGGGATTGGAATAAGGCAATTAAATACCTACACGAGAACCCTAACAAGGCCGGGGATATTGCGCTTACCTTACACGAGGATATGACCACAAACTTTAACATTCACGATTTTAACGATATTAGATTAGAACGCTTATGCAAATAGTACCAATTACCCAAGTGGTTCCCAATACGAACAACCCACGAATTATCAAAGACGATAAATTCAAGAAGCTCGTAAAATCAATCCAAGAGTTCCCCCAGATGCTTGAGTTGCGCCCTATTGTTGTGGATGCAAATATGGTAGTGCTTGGAGGGAATATGCGCCTAAAGGCGTGTAAAGCCGCTGGACTGAAAGAGGTGCCGATTGTTATTGCCGATAACCTAACGGAGGAGCAACAAGCGGAATTCATAATCAAAGACAACGTAGGGTTCGGAGAATGGGACTGGGACTTATTAGCAAACGAATGGGATGAGGATTTATTGCAGGAATGGGGCCTGGACTTGCCCTTTGACAATACGCCCGTTCTGGAAGCGGAGGAGGATGACTACGAAGCACCATCCGAAATAAAAACAGACATCGTAATTGGAGACCTTATCGAAATAGGCAACCACCGTTTGTTATGTGGGGATTCTACGGATAGCGATGCAGTCGCAAGGCTGATGGATGGAACAAAAGATGCTTTTTGTTTTACATCACCACCATACAATGCAGGTGATAGTGCAAAACTTAGTGGCAATATGGCAAGTGCAAATAGGGCAAACTTGTATGAATCATATGATGACGAGCAAAGCCCTGACGATTGGAAGCAACTATGTGAAGCGACCATAAATAACGCAATGATGCATTGCGAAGTAATTGCATACAACATACAAATGTTGGCAAATAATAAGATAGCGTTTCTATCATTGATGAATGACTATAAACATAATTTGATAGACATTGCTATTTGGAATAAAGAACACGCTGCTCCCCACGTTGCCGAAAATGTGATGGCAAGCACGTTTGAGTTTATTTTGTTTTTATCGCCAAAATCAAACCCAACAAAAGCAATCACGACAGGTAAGTTTAGAGCTGTTCAAAACGTATACTCTGCCCCGCCACAGAGAAACAATGAGTTTGCAAAACATCACGGAGCAACATTCCCGATGCATCTACCTGAGTGGGTTATTAAAACATTTACAACTAATCAAACCATACTTGATTTATTTTGCGGCACAGGAACCACAATGGTAGCAGCACATCAACTCAACCGCAAGTGCTACGGAATTGAACTTGACCCCAAGTATTGCCAAGTAATTGTAGACCGAATGCACAAACTTGACCCCGCACTTGAAATTAAAATAAACGGCAAACCTTATGACAAATACTGACATTACTAAAAAGGCAATGCTCGAAGCTTTAGAGAAATCTTTGGGTATTGTTACTTCCGCTTGTAAGTCGGTAGACATTTCAAGGGAAACGCACTACCGTTGGTTGCGTGAAGATGCCGAATACAAAGCAGCAGTCGATTCGCTAACAGACGTTGCCCTTGACTTTGCGGAAAGCCAGTTGCACAAACAAATCAAGGACGGCAATTCAACCGCAACAATCTTTTTCCTAAAAACCAAAGGAAAGAAGCGGGGTTATATAGAACGCCAAGAGCTGGACGTATCTACGGGCAAGATGTTCCAAATCGAAGTTCTTGGCAACGATACAGACCAATAAGGTATTTAACCACCTAATTCAAAGCGATAAGCGTATTATCGTTGAGCAAGGCGGTACACGGAGCGGGAAAACTTACAATATCCTGCTCTGGCTTATTTTCTATTACACCGAACGCAATACAGCCAAGACCATAACCATTTGCCGTAAGTCGTTCCCTTCCCTGCGGGCTTCAGTTATGCGGGACTTCTTTGATATTTTGCGTGAACACGATTTATACCGGGAGGACTTCCATAACAAGTCCAGCCACGAATACCACCTTAACGGAAATCTTATTGAGTTTATTTCCCTTGACCAGCCGCAGAAGATTAGGGGACGTAAGCGGAACTTGCTTTACATTAACGAGGCAAACGAATTATTTTACGAGGATTGGCAGCAGCTTATCTTTCGTACCGATGGGCGTATTATTCTTGACTACAACCCTTCCGAATCTTTCCATTGGATTTATGATAGGGTAATACCCCGTGAGGATTGCGACTTTTACCAAACCACCTACCTGGATAACCCGTTCCTTGATAAAGTCACCGTATCGGAGGTTGAGCGACTGAAAGACACAGACGAGGACTACTGGCGTATCTACGGCCTTGGTGAGCGTGGTATGAGCCGAGCCACAATCTTTCAATTCGGAACGTCCGAAATACCGCAAGAAGCAAAACTAATTTCAATTGGCCTCGATTTTGGTTACACGAACGACCCCAGCGCCCTTGTGGCAGTCTACCAGCACGGCGATAACCTTTACTTGGACGAGTTGCTCTACCGAACCGGAATGACAAACCGTGACCTCCACCACCACCTACAATCGTTAGGACTTGACCGTAGGGACGAAATCTTTGCGGATAGCGCAGAACCGAAATCAATCGAGGAACTGCACCGATTCGGCTGGAACATTAAGCCAACAGCCAAAGGGCAGGATTCAATTAACGCAGGTATTGATATACTGAAACGGCATAAGATATTTGCAACAGCACGGAGCAACAATCTAATTAAAGAGCTTCAGAACTACAAATGGACGGAGGACAAGAACGGAAACCTGCTTAATAAGCCAATAGACGTTATGAATCACGCCCTCGATGCGGCACGTTATGCTGTGTTTAATAAACTTTCTAAACCAAACTACGGTAGGTATTCTATCCGTTGAGTTATTTATCTATGGAACTTAAATTAGTAGTACCAACTTCGCTTGACGAAATCACGCTTGAACAATACCAGCGCTTTGCTCGTATTGAAGGTGAGGGTGAGTTTAAGCAAATGAAGATGCTTGAAATCTTCTGCGGGGTTCCGTTTTCAGAGCTGCCGAATGTCCGCTTGATAGATGCGGTAAGCGTATTGGAACGCCTGGCTAAGACCCTATCCGAGAAGCCCGGATTAACTAAATTCTTTGAACTCAACGAGGTTAAATACGGATTCATTCCAGCACTTAACGAAATTTCATTAGGTGAGTTTGTCGACCTTGATTCGTACTTATCCGATTGGGCAACTATGCACCGTGCAATGGCTGTACTATATCGTCCGGTCGTAAAGGAAAAGGGTGAGCGTTACGATATTGAAAAATACGCAGCAACAGACGAGCGAGACGAAATAATGAAACAGATGCCCGCTTCGGTAGTGCTTGGTGCGCTGGTTTTTTTTTATCGTTTAGGGAACGTATTGGCAGCGCATACCCTGCGCTCTTTGGAGAAAGAACTGAAAACCCATACACCAGAGAAGCCCAATTCGGACAGCGATGGGGATGGTATCAGTCAATCTATGCGCTTGCTCAAGGAGATGTCCTCAAATTTGGAGACGTTACTAAACTTCCAATAAACCAGGCATTAACGTACCTAACATTCGAGAAAGAGAAAAACGATATTGAAATTTCAATGATTAAAAAATGAGAAGTTTTTATTTAGCCACCGAAAAGATAAACGAATACCTATCCTCGCACCCGTTGGTGAAGGTTGTAACCTTTGGGGATATATTCGACGTTGACCTAAATAAGCAAACGATATTCCCGTTGGCGCATATTATGGTTAACCAAGCAACATTCGCAGACCACGTAATACGATTCAACGTATCGGTGTTGTGTATGGATATTGTGGACGAAACGAAGCAGGATATTAGAGACCAGAACGAGCCGTTCTTTGGCGTAGATAACCAGCAGGATATTTTGAATACCACCCTGGCAATTCTAAACGGATTGCAATCGCAGTTACGCCGTGGTACGTTGTACACGGAGAAGTACGAAATCGAGGGGGATATTGTTTGTGAGCCGTTTACGGAGCGTTTTGAAAGCTTGCTCACCGGATGGAACCTGACCTTTGACTTGATTGTGCCGAATACGGAAATATCTATCTGCTGATGAGCCGCCAACAACTCGTACAAGCCGCATTAACGAAGTTTGCAAAGCGTGTAATTCAACAAGCAAGGCAGAACCTCACCAAGAAGAAAAAGAACAGCACAAAGGAGCTGTACAATTCTTTGGATTACGACTTGGCGGTTGGCCCTAACTCGTTCTCCCTTACGTTCTCAATGGAACCGTACGGGGAGTTTCAAGACAAAGGTGTAAGCGGTGTAAAACGCAAGTTCAACACACCATACAAATACACCAATAAGATGCCACCACCCAAGGCGTTTGCAAACTGGGTAGTGCGTAAAGGGTTAGAAGGTGTCCGGGATAAGAACGGAAGGTTTATCCCACGCAAGAGCTTGCAATGGGCAATAGCAAAGTCGGTGTACAACAATGGTATTAAACCGAGTTACTTTTTTAGCGCACCATTCAAAGTCAACTTTAAGAAACTTCCACAAGAAATAGTCCAGGCGTTTGAGCTTACGCCCGATGACTTCCAAGCATTCACACGTAAATAATGGGACTACCAATAGCCGCCTTTCCGACCTCGTTGCAATTTACAAGGTCTCCGATATTTATCACGCTAACAAAAGGCACAGCCGTTAACGACGGCCTTGTTGACGCTACGCTTACCCTGCGTATTTTCCAAGG